AGTCTGGTGCCGATTGCCCAGGTGTCGGCTCGTCGAACTTTTTGAAGTCGATACTGACGTGGTTTTGTAAAGGGTTGCCGTGCCACTCGCGGGCCTCTAAGAACTTTGGGTCAACAGGTTCTCCCTCAACGCTCAATTCAACCGCATACTTAACCTTGCCGCTATCAAACTCTGGCTTGACGTTCAACATACGGAGAGCGTCTTCTGGTCCTTCGTCGTAACGATTCATTTCTTCAACTGTTGCTTTCAACATATCAAAGTTGAATTGTGTGAACAGGGTAGCAATACTGACCAACTTGTCTGTATGAGTCTTGTTGTTCAAGTTGTCGTTACAGTATTCGATGATGAAGTCAGCAGTCAAGCCAACGAAGTCCAACATATAGAAGATACGACCTGGACGATTTCGCATATGACTGTCGATACGCCACTTGTCGTTACAGGTCAATACAAATAACTTCTTAGTTGGGAATACGCCGTCGAGTAAGGTCAAGATAGCTTCTTGCTGTTCGCTATCATAGACTTTCTCAAACTCGTCAAATAAGATGACACATGACTGGTCAATGGATTGAATGAATGAATTGAACTTGTCGCCGTGCCATGGAGCATTGATAACGATTGTAGGAATACCCATTTCGTTGGCACTCAAGGAGATACTCTTAGCCAACAATGACTTGCCACTGCCCTTCTCGCCAGCAAGCATCACGCCAGTAGTAGCAGGACGAGAATTGAATGTGTTCAGGATGCGATCAGTGTTCTTGGTCAAGTCACCGTAACGCTTGCCTTTGATTTCGAACCCGTCGATCATTTCGAGGAACAATGCTCCAGTCATTGGGTTCTCTTTGATTACGTAGTTGCCTGCTGGTAGACTCTCGTGGAGGTCCATTGCCTCTTTTGAGGATACCATGAATGATTTGCCACTTTTAAGGTAGTATGCCATTTTATTTTACTGCTTAGTTAATGTATGTTGATTGTAACCTAAAACAAAGGCTCAGTCAAGAGCCTTTGGATTAATCAGTTCGAAAGTTTAACGACTAGCGTTAGCACGAACTTCGTTGAAGGTGATGTCTTTCAACAATCGACCATTCTTGTAGACTGGTTCGAGTACATCAGTCCAAGGACCGATTGCCCGGTCACTCCAGCCGCGTGGTGCCTCAACAGCACTCACATACTCGCCGCCACTCTTCCACAAGGTAACTCGACCAGCTTTTGACTTCTTGCCTGGGTCAGTGATAGGATCTTTTTGAACGTCGAACCATTCAGTTCTGAATTCACTTCCTTGATCACCGTCTTCGTAACGAACAGTGCGACTCATTGCTGAACACTTCATGGCGAACTTTTGAGTATCGCGGTCAACTTGTTGAAGCAAGGCACCACCCATACCGAAGGCAAAGTTGTCAGCCGACCAACCATTCAAGTCTACCATGACACGCAAGATAGCTTGGATGCTTTGAAGGTTGATACCATCGCCCCAGATTACTCGGACGTTATTCAATACTTTGTAGCCTTTGCTGTTCTTAGTATGTCCGAAGCCCATGTTCAAGATACCAACAACTTTTGGCAACACTTCAACAGGATCACCACTGTCAGGACGAATCACAACAGTAGCACCCGAATCAATAACTTGTTGCTTCAACTCACCAGTGCCCCACATTTTAGAGGCTTCGTAGATATCGAAACTGTCACTAACAACTGCGAGGATAGCACCAGGCTTACCGAATTGAGTGACCATGTTCGAGTATGCTTTTACTTCATCAGCACGGCCCCAGCTAGTGATTGTTGAGTGCTCAGCGGCAGGGATAGAAAAACCTGCAACCCCAGCACCATAGTATTCACGAGCATACAAGACACCAGTAATAGTATCACTACCCATGAAGTTAACCAAGTGTGCCGCACCTCCGATACCCGCTGATTCCATGCTAGAAACACCACGAGCACCGAAATCGTGCAACTTAAAATCGAGCCCAGTAACGTCACCAGATTTCTCCAAATATTGTTTAATGACTTGTTTGATTGTCCAGCTTTGAGTAGCTACGGTAGTAGGATACCACACCGCACGAAGCAAGGCAGTTTCCAAGTAAGTGGTCAACCAGAAGCACTCGGGGTCTGTGTTCTCAATAGTTGCCAAAACGTTTTTAACAGGTACCACTGTGCCTTCAGGAACAGCACGAATAACGACAGGTAAGTAACCGTTGTGTACTCGTAAAATGTACTCCCATCCTTCTCGGTTGAAGGGCTCTCCGTGAGCAGTGAGAATCTCGCCAGCAATATCAATGTCGGCTTGTGTAATTGGGTCAAGTAAGTATTCCTTGATGAAGGCTTGGAGGCCGAACATCACAGTCTTGTCGTAACGTCCGCCACGGGATTCAATGTACGAATACACGCCAGTGGTACCGGCTGGGTATTGTTTGAACATACTGACTTTGTAACTGTCAGTGTTAAGAATGATGTTTTTTGCTAATTTCATGATAAGCTCCTTATCGCTTGTTATGCCTAGAGTCTATCTCTAGGACTTAAATATAGTATAACAGAAACCTACTTTTCTGTCAACTATTTTAGATGATTATTCATCCAAATTCCGTGTATTTGTGATTGACCTATCTTCTAGCGATGGCGCACGTACAAATACAACAATATCCCACAGCATTTCTGGTTCAGTATGAGTACATCCAGATTCGCCCATACAAAGATACGAAGTATTACTGAAACTTACATCGTAAGTATCCCAATTATCGTTATTATCTTCTTCTACGTTAAAGAGAACGGTAACATCATCTGGAACACCCTCAATAGCTCGACGTATATCTCCTACTGTTATCGATGGTCTGGTCATCCAAACTCCACCAGTGTAACACTGCCACCCTTCTTTTCGACTTCATCAGCGAACCATTCGAGTAAGCCAATGATAGTTTGTTCGTCACCGTTTGCTAAGCCCATGCCAATGTAGGGGAAGCCGATAGACTTGTCGCCGTACTTGTGTAGCAACTTCTCTAGAATGAGGGCAAAAGCAGTATATTCAAATACATCGGTACCTTGGCTCATATTGTACTGAGTATAGGCGTTGATAATGGTGAACCAATGTCCGTTTTTATTAGGTGTTGTTCTGCTTTTTGTCCAGTTACCCAACTTAGTGTAGTCACCCTTTTCAGTTTCGGCATCAACTTCTGCCGCGACAGGAAAGCGTTCTCGAATTTCACGAGCAATGCCGCCGCCCATAGTGTTAAAGCAATTACAACCTTGAACAATAACGTCGAACTCGCCTGCTTCTGCTAAGTCTAATAAATTACCTCGAGTGTGTTTTAACATTTTAATTCCTTGACTACTTTCAAATTAATTACATTGTCACGATCACTGTACATTTCACACATGCCATGCTTCGTGTCAAACATTACGACTCGTTCAAGCTCTGGTGAAGCACAACCCCATCCTATGATGGTAGTGATTGGGCGTTTAGTCCATTCACGTTTGTTCCAAGGGTGGCCAACAATCTCACGTTGATAGCGGCAACTACAACAACAGTGACCACCTTTGTTGCCATCCTCTTCTTTCCAACCTTGAAAACAAGGCTCACTCATCACGGCTCCAAATGAATCGCTCACATATCCAGTATGTCAGTAGTGCCATAGCACCAAAGTACGAACGTTCTAGTGCTACAGCATAGTTTGATTCAGGCATCAATGCTTGTATGATGAGATTACCCAACGTACAACCAACGGCTACACATAACAGTTTCGACTTCATTTCAACCCCAATACAACTTTTTCAGCATCAGTTAATTTAGCCAATGCCTGTTTGCGAAGTTCACCATTCTTGAATGCCTCTACTTCGGACAAGTCATCAAGAATGACAAATTCTTTTTCGTAGATTTCGTCATACTTGTTCTTAGCTTTCCATTCCTCTGCGGCCTCTTTAGTTGCCACATAGTATCTGTGATTGTGACGATCACCGCCGTCCCACACTTGAATATCCCAGCACTTAATGATTTTCATACTGTTTCCTTTTCTGTTGGAGGTTCCATATCAGTTGGATCAAACACATACCCGCCTTTGATTCCAAGAATAGGGTCAACAATAAAGTTTGGCACCCATTTATCCTTCTTACCGATTAGTGAGTAAATTGGGAGTGACTTACCGTCTACTACCATTTCACCTACTTGTTTGGTTTCGTATTTGTATTCCCACCAACCCATATCAACCTCCAATTGCCCACTGAACCATATCGAAATGGTCTTCAAAGCATTCCTCTGATTTAATTTCAGCGATAGGCACCCAACGTGCTTTTTCAGCATCATCACTACCCTTCACTTTAGGCAACTCACCATCTGGTAAGACAATTTTGAAAGCGTGAGTGATGATACGTCCACGAGGACTACGGTCAATAGCATCGAACACACGACTGTCTTTGATGTTACCGCGTAATACGGGACCAGGAACTTTAATCATAGTCTCTTCACGAAGCTCACGGATAGCGGCATCTTCTACCGACTTGTCAGTGTTTGCGTTGACGTAACCACCTGGCAATGCCCACAAGCCACGGCCAGGTTCAGCACGGCGACGAATCATCAACACGTGGCCGCTTTGAATCACTACAGCATCAGCAGTAGAGAAGATTGGTGGGTATGGGAGTGATGCGTATTGCTTTTTGTAGCCTTCAACGAACTCACGCTCACGGATGATTTGCTCATACTCTGGAGTATCTTTGAAAGCATCCAAGTAAACGAACGTAGTTTGTGGGACAACACCACGGATGAACTCCATGTTAGCGCCACGTTTGAAGTACAGGTCACGAATATTTACCGCGCTCAATGGAGCAATTTCTTCTACGTTCTCGTAGCCCCATTGTGGGAACATATCGAGGTAGAATGACGAATCGTCTTTCTTGTGACCGATGATGGCGATTTTGCTACCAGCGACGGTGTTGCGTTGTACAATCTCTTGTATACGAACAGCCCATGCTTGGTCATTGTAAATTGTATCAATGTTAGATTCAATCACAATTTGTAATGACAGTCCGCCAGTTGCGGCTTTAATCATTTGTGCTCGTTCGGCACTAGTGAATGGGTTTTTGTAGGTGCGGGGCTGAGCGGCGCTACCTGTAATCACAATGAGTTTATCACACAACGCGGTTGAGCGTTTGATAATCTCTAAGTGAGCATTGTGGAGGGGTTGAAATCTTCCCACTAATACCAAAGTATCATATTGTTTTGACATACATAACTCCTATGTAAAAATTGTCACAGTAAAGTCTATCTCTACTGTTTGTTTATTTATGTCTATTGTATCAGGTATTTTATTTTCTGTCAAGTATTTCTTTTAGTTCGTATCCCAAACAGTTTCTCATTTCTGGCCGTGGCTTTTGAGCCTTGATGCGTTCAATCTTACCTTCATTTATGTGCTGGCAGAACTGCCCGAATGCTAACTTATTGTCTTTACAATACACCTCAAGGGCGGCGCAGCCTATGATTGATACTACTTCACCAAGCGGCGTTACTACCTCAAATACTCTTGTATTTTTGTTAGCGAGACCCGTCTTCTGTGACATTCTCTTGCTATGCTCTGGGTTTTTTCTTCCAGTAAATGCTTTTGCTAATTTCGCCCTAACTTCCTCTGTGCCTGACTTATTGTTCTTTCCGATATTCTTTTTTGTTTCTTCACTATGCCATGACTTTCCATTAGATTTCCTAGAGGTAACAATCTTTTTAGTCGCCTCTTGTCTTATGGCTGTATTTTCTTTGATAAAGTTTTTTACGCCATCACTATTTTTCTTATGCCAGTCATCTATTTCTTCTTGTGACTTGGCAGCGATGGTTTGCTTGCGTTTCTGTTTGGCTACTAACTTATCTTCATCGGATCGAGTTGATACAGTATCGCCGCCATCTAATCCATTTTCGGGTCTCATATTTGCCCAATCGTTGGATTCGACAATATTGTTATCGGCGGAGAACTTTAGGGCGAACTCCATACATTCTTCTTGTGATGTAAAGAATCCTACAATCTCAGTGGTAACGTCATTGCCATGTTTCTTTAGATGATTTAGCCAGTATTGACCTGAACCCCGATAGCGCTTACGATTAGACGTAGTTTTGCCGAAGTATTTCAGGCCAGTAACATTGTGGGTCTTCACATAAAGATAAGTTGGTTTGAATGTTTTCATATCTTTATTTATGCTTGACGGCTGTAATCTGCCAATAAAGAACAGAGTAACTTAGTCTTACCAACTAATCTGAACGCCGTAGTTTTGAATTGTTGGGCCGTTGCCGTTGTCGTCTGCTAAACCCCGTGGCACATATTTGTCCCCGTCTAATCTAATCTCAGCACGATAACCCAACTCTTTGAGTTTGTCTGCTACTGCCTGTTGTAAAGGTGTAATTGTGTGATGTAGGTACTCAAACTGGCGCACACTACCCATATCAATAAACACTTGCCGCTTGCCGCCTTCGGCAGCTTTTTTCACTATCCGCTCAACTGTATTCTTCAAGTAATCATTGACCTCTGCGCCACTTTGGTCATACAGTTCTTTGGCTTCTTTTGCGGTAATCATACTTCTCTGCTCCTCAATATCACTAACAAAAATTCATCGTCATCTATCGCGGCATCTGTGCCTAGGGCGCTTCTATTCTTTAAGAATGTCACTGTATCGTTATCTTGTGACCATACTCGTTCAGAGTCTCTAATCATCCTAATATAACGACTGTGTAGTAACGCATCTTTGTCTTCAATATCACGAGCAACAAAGTATCTGCCCAACTTAGGGTCAGCAACGCACTCTGCTAATTCAAAATAGAAGTTCATTAACCTTGCCAACCTTGTTCTTCCAATTGTTCTTGGGCCGCGGCGCTCAGGGTAGGCTGACACTGTTCCACATCCTGTAGGATACGCTTGAGTTCGTCAATGTTGACAACCAGGAAGGATTCGGTCTGCATTTGTAGTTCCTTCTCTCTTACGGTGAGATAGTTGCCATGGTCGTTAAGCATTTTCCGAACTTCATCACGATACTTTTCCTTGCCGGCGATTGTGTTACGCAGATTTTCTGCTACAGTTTGGATGTTCATTTTGTTTCTTTCATTTTACCGAGCACATACTTTAAGTCAATAGTGTGTGCTTGTGAAATTTTCATCAGAGCATTAAAAGACATTTGACTATATTCAGAAACATTGTCAAGATGAACTACCGGAAAGTCTTTCATCATATCATTAAAACGCTCACGGTCTTCGACCATTTCTTCCAACTTGGCAATAAGCTGTTTTTTGTTCATTTTGTTTCCTTCAATCGTTTTACGTTCAAGAAAATTCGTTGTTCATGCAAGCCAACAGCGGCCTGGCGTAGTGCTTTCAATCTTGCTTCGCTTTGATTTTCTTTGGATTTATTGTGTTCTACAATAAACTGATCCTTGACCAATTGTAGCAAGATTTCAGTTGCTTCCCAGTTCATTCTTCTACCCTTGTGTTGGTCATTTTTTCAATCAAGCCCAGCATATACGCTTTGTTGGCTTTAAGCCAGCTAATGTACGAATCTTTCTGTTCTTGTGTTAAGTCTGTTCGTGACTCGTAGTCCATAATGTCTTCGTCATTACGCAATGCTGATTCACGGATAGCCCACATAAGATTTTCGGCGTCAACATCTTCCACAATAAAATCAAAGTGAATCATTCTGTAACTCCGAAATCTTTGTTAATGGCACGGATGTAATCTTCGGAAGTGGGTACTTGTCCCTTTTCTTCCATTACTACATCTGTAATTAGAATACTTGCGATTATATTACGGTGCATGTCTTGAACAATCAAATCGGCGAATTTTTCTGTAAACTCTTTGGGCAAATCAAAGTCTACGTGGTCGGGAATCGCCTTAATAGCCTCAGTGATAAATTTTTCAATTCGTTCGTTCATTTTGCTTTTATTCTCAATTAATATAATGATATCATAATGTGAAAGTTACTGTCAAATTTTAGTGAACCGACCTTTTGAATCACGGGCTTTGTTTTGATACACGCCACGATAGCCTTGGCTACGATCTTGCCATACCGCGATATCACGACCAACCTGCTTGAAGTTGTTGTAGATGAAAGTACTAGCTTCGCCCAAGCAGTCAGTTGCCAGTAAGATTTCTGCGTCATCATCGTGACCCAGTTTGTACTCGGGACTCAAATAAACACACACGTATTCCTTGACTTCGGGGAATTCTGCTTTGTACCAGTCATAACTTGTAAAGTCATTGTTGGCGATTTGACGGGCTTTCCAGTCTTGGTATGTCATTTGAGTTTCTTTCTTACTATGGAATAATTATAGCAGGAAATGGAATTATTGTCAAATTATTGAACCAATTTACTTGACTCACCGTCCCACCACACACCGTTGATATGAGTGCGGATACGGCGTTCGTGGCCAGTCTTATACTGACTACACCAGCTTTGGCCTTTAGCGCCATAGGAGGTAACAGCACAATAAGAATATGTACTGTCGTAGGGCTCACCGACCGTGGTAGTTGTGCCAAAAGCCTCGTTACAAATGAGTACTAAGATACTAACTGAAAGTACTACAGCTATGGTACAGGCTGAGCATATTATAATTTTTACCTTAGTCTCTACGCGCATAGTTACTTTCTGTTCGATTCTCAATACTAGTATTGTATCAGGAATTCCATTTACTGTCAAATCTTTAACAAGAATAGACTAGCGTGGGCACCTAGTACCTCTTCTTCTACATCTTCTATCTGAACAGTTTTTTTGATTACAAATTTGACTTTATCTAGATCCACTGTATCAATTATTGCCATGTCTCTGCCTATTCGTGTGTAAGCCTCCTTGACTGTAATACCGCCTGGTCCAGAGCCCATGACTCGCCAGTAAGGTTCCTGACCACGACCATTGGACCACCAGTGATAGGTTTCAACTGTGTAGTATGTTCGCGTGGTCATTTTGCTTCCTTTATTGCTAGACGAAATTCTTCTACGGTGAATGTTTTGCCTCTCCACCATGCGCCAGCTGGTTCCATAACTCTGACATTGTTGTTAGTTACTTCTACCCACAAGTCACCATTTTGTTTCGGGGCATTTGCGATACAGTAAGTTTCAGTCATTGGTATATTTCTCTTCAATCTCAAAGCTCATATGAGCACGATACTGAGGGCGTTCTTTTTCAATGATGGCTTCTGCTTGTTCTCGGGTTTTATAGATACCGATAGAGCATGTTTCGCTAGGACAATGTCCATCAATCATAATAACTTCATAAACAGTTTTCATTTCAGTTCCAATCTCAGTGTCAATACTAGTATTGTATCAGGAATTCCATTTACTGTCAAATTTTGGGCAAAAAAATACCCGCCTGAGCGGGTATTAGAAGTAGTACTTTATTATTCAAATTGTCGGCCGTTGGCATAGTCCCAGCCTCGACCACCGAGCATTTCCAGCGTCTTGTACTGCTCTGCTTCATCACTACAGTGCTTGGGCATTCCAATGCTTCCCATCATAGCACCACACTCACACCTGTACCCTATGCCACTACCCTCATCGAAGTGGGCGGTGCCGCCACAGGGTAGAATCAAGCG